CCTGAGATGATGCAGATGTTAATTGACTCAGAGAAGACTGCTATATTCTTATCTAAAAAGTTTGGTGTACCAGAGAGCTTGATTCGTGATGAAGAACAGCGTAGACAAATAGCTGCGGTTGCGCAGCAAATGGCTCAACAGCAAATGGCTCAACAGCAACAAGGAATGCAAGTTGGCGACGAAGGCTAATATTGGCATAGACGGAATACAGCGTCACACAAATAAAGACGTTGAAATAAGCAAAAACATAGCTCAGATATTTAACACGCCTACTGGAAAGGCTGTGCTTCAATATCTTAGGTCTGTAACTATTGAAATGGTTAATGGGCCTAACGTATCTACAGAAGAGCTAAGGCATATAGAGGGGCAGCGATATATTGTTGGCCTTCTAGAACAGCGCATATTACATGCACATAGGAGTAAAGACAAATGAATGATGAAGCAGCGATTGAAGCAGCGGAAGCGGATGGCCGTGATTTTGTAATTCAAGAAGATGTAGAGCAAGCGGCTGCGCCTGAGCGTCCAGAATGGTTGCCAGAAAAATATAAAACAGGTGAAGACTTAGCAAAGGCATATAAGGAACTTGAATCTAAGCTTGGCGGCAAGGATGAAGAAATACGAGAGGCTTTGCTTGAGGAAATAAGAACAGAAGCTTTTGCTGATAGACCAGAAACTGCTGGAGATTATCAGCTTCCAGATATTGTTGATGATGATCTTGCTGTTGATAATGAGCTTTTGCAATGGTGGTCTGAGCATTCTTTTGAAAACGGATATGGTCAGGAAGAGTTTCAAAAGGGCATAGAGATGTATGCTCAGGCAATTAATGGAAGCCAGCCAGATATAGAAGCTGAGTCAGCAAAGCTTGGTGATAATGCTAGCACAAGAATTGAAGCTGCTTCTGTGTTTGCTAATAAGTTTTTTCCAGAAGACGCACTGCCAGCTATTGAGCGAATGTGCGAATCACATGAGGGAATTATAGCTTTAGAAACCATTATGGAAAAAATGAAAGATGGTAACTTTGCTGGCAATACTAGCCCATCTCCCTCTCTTACGGAAACTGGATTAAAAGAACTAATGAAAGACCCAAGGTATTGGGAGCCTAAGAGTAGAGATCCAAACTATATAAAGCAGATAGACGATGGCTGGCAACAACTTCACAAAAGAAGAAGTTAAGATTATAAAAAGGGGGAGTTATTATTTGACTCCCCTTAGATCTTTTCACATTGATGAGCTTGAAAGAGTTCTTTCAAAAGAAAATCGCAGAGAAATAAAATTACTTGGATACTGCGATGTAAGAACCGCATTAGAAGTAATGAGCAAAACATCTGAGGCTTATGTCTGTCGTAAAGATGGAGGTGAGCTTTTGTTTGTTGGTGGTCTTTGGTTCTGCGAAGATCAGGACTGGCCTCAAATGTTTGCAATGTTTTCCAATAAAATAAGGGAAAACTTTACTATGCTAGCGCGTGGATCAAAAATGCTAGTAGAGTTTTTTGATCAAAGCCAATCGCATATGTCTATGACAATTCTTGCTGATTATGAGGGCATGGTAAGCTGGGCAACGTGGCTAGGATTTGATCCTGTTGGTGTTTCCATACAGAACGGAAATAAGTATGTTGAATTTGTTCGTTGCAATTTAGATCAAAATTGTGTTTATGATGAACCACGACAGCCCGTAATACATTGAGAGGCCCGTAAGGATACCCTCGCTGAGATAGAAAAGCGGATACCTGTGATTAAATGAAACTTCTAATAGGACTGTAAAAATGGCTAATACTTTAGACGTCGCCTTTATCAAGCAGTTTGAAACTGAAGTACATATGGCGTATCAGCGTATGGGTTCCAAGTTACGGAACACTGTGCGTACGACAAATGTCACAGGTTCAACTGCTCGTTTCCAAGTAATTGGAAAAGGCACTGCAACTACTAAATCTCGCAACGGCAACGTAACTCCAATGGAGTTAGCGCATACCAATGTTGAAGCAACAATGGCTGACTTCTATGCTTCAGAGTATATGGACAAGCTTGATGAATTAAAGATTAACATCAACGAGCGTCAAGCTGTAGCGCAATCTGCTGCTGCTGCACTTGGTCGTAAGACTGATGAAATCTTAATCACAGCAATGGATGCTGGTGCCAATGCGACTCAGATTGGTGCAACTGGCAGCGCAGTAAGCAAAGCTGACTTGTTGTCATTGTTTGAAACTCTTGGGAATGCTGACGTTCCAGAAGATGGGCAACGCTATTTAGCTATGTCTCCTTCTGGTTTTGCTGACTTGTTTAACATTAACGAGTTTGCTTCTTCTGATTACGTTGGCCCTCAGAACCTGCCGTTTGCTGGCGGTATGACAATGAAAGAGTTCTTGGGATTCAAGATCTTCTCAACGTCTGCTGTAGCTGGTGGTAAAAACTTTTCGTACCATACATCTTCAGTAGGGCTTGGCGTAAATGCTGATGTTCAAACTGAGATAAACTATATTGCGGAAAAAGTCTCACACCTTGCCACATCAATGATGTCTATGGGTGCTGTCGTTATTGATAGCGATGGTATCTATGAAGTCCTTGATAATAACTAAGAGGATTAATCATGGCTTATAATTCAGCAAACCTTACTCGTTTGAGTGGTGCTTCTGGTGTTTCTTTGTGGCACTACACTACAACAGATGCTTTTTCTGTTGTTCGTGCAGAAGATTACTTTGAAGATGCCCACCCGATGCTAAATATTAACGACATTATTTTCGTTATTTCTGCATCAGGCGGCACACCAGTAGCTACATTGACTTACTTTAACGGCGTTGCAACCACTGCGGTTGACGTTGTTGATGGTAATACAATTAGCGCAACTGACAGCTAAAGGAGTGGGGGCTTCGGCCCCCAAACCAACATGCCAAGAGTAGCTGATTCATCACTAGAAGTTGCAAGTAACGCATTATATCTTATTGGCGCTGACGGGATTACCGACTTTGCAGCTAGTACATCTGAAGCAAAAGTAGCTAATGCTTTATATGAAGATATAATACAGACTTCATTTGCTTCTTTTCGTTGGCGCTTTGCTACAACTCAAATAAATCTTACACGTTTAGCAACCGCTCCTAAGGGCAGGTTCTCAGCGTCTTATCATATTCCGGCATCTTGCGTTACAGTAATAGGCGTAACTATAAACGATGTATTAATTAAGTACGATATTTACGGAAATAAAATATTTTGTGACGCGGATACAAACGATACCGTTGTCTTAGATTATGTCGAGAGAGCGCCTGAGTCTAGCTGGCCTTCTTATTTCACTACAGCAATTGAGTTTACTCTGGCTGGTTCCTTTGCAATCTCTTTAGCTAGGGACGCACAGCTTGCTCAGTTAATGGAGCAGAAAGCTGCGGCATTGTTTATGAAGGCTAGGAACATTGATTCTCAGCAGCAAACAACGCGCAAGCTAACAACATCGAGGTTTATTGCTGAAAGGCGCAGTTAATGCAGAAAGTAAGAGTTCCTATTAACAGCTTTCAGTATGGAGAAATTAGTGACTCATTAATAATGAGAACGGATTCACCTGTTTACAATCAATCTGCTCAAAGATTAGAAAACCTTCTTGTTACACCTGAAGGCGCTGTAATAAAGCGTAAAGGTTTAGAGCATCAATATACTTATTCTTTAACGTATGATTCTGCTCACGAGCAATCACATTTGTTTAAATTTGTTTTTGATTCAAATGAAGAATATATTATTTCTGTTGAGCATCAAAAAGTAAGATGTTTTCAGAAGAGCAATAATAACTTAACACTTCGCTCAACATTAACTCAGGATGTTGATGGGGCAGCACTTCCTTTTGATGAAGACTATTTACAAGAATATACTGTTGCTCAGTATGGCGATGTAATGTTTATATCGCATCCTTTGTTTGCACCTAGAATGCTTATTAGAACAAGCCTTACTTCTTTTGAAATAGATACTTATTCATTTGATGCGCGTGCGGATAATAAGGTTACTTATCAACCTTACTCAGTATTTCAATCTAGTGGCGTTACCTTAGATCCTTCTGCGGTTTCTGGATCAAGTGTAAATGTAGAGGTCAATACTCAATCAACTGTTGATCTTGATGGCATTTGTCTTAATCAAAGTCCTAGCGGTAGCGGAAGCATAGCCCTTACTCTTAATGGGGTATTAACAAGTGGAGGTTCTGTTTCTTTACCTAGTGCTAGAGAAATTTCAATTACGGATGGTAGCGGAGGTGCAGCAGACCATAGCGGAAGAACATTTACTATAACAGGCACTGATCAAGACGGAATTGCTCAAACAGAGGTTGTTACTGGGCCAGCAATAAATCTTATTTCTTATTCAACTAAATTATTTAAAACAATTTCTGAAATAAGAATAAATGCAGCAGATTTTAATATAATTGTTGGCGTAGGGGGAAAAACTGCTGTTAGTTATTTTGATATTACTGGGAGCAAAACAGGTTCAGATTATTTAAACTCTACTCATGTTGGGGTGACATTAAGATATCATGAATCTGAAATGGACATAGTAAGTGTTCAGTCCTCATATCAAGCTACCGTTAATATTACAGATAGTCTTGTTGCTCGCTTGTCTGTTTTAAATCCTCTTAGAACAAGAGAGGGTTCAAACATAGTAGAGGTTACTCAAATTGATCATGGCTTTAATGTAGGAGATGAAATTATAGTACAGAATGCTGCTGCAACAGGTGGCATTAATACTGGTAATTTAAATGTTACAGATCAGGTTAGAGAAATAATAGATGAGAATACCTACACCTATCAGGCTGGTGGTAATGCAAGCAGCAGTGAAGATGGTGGGGGGCAAGTATCTATATCTTGCCATGCGCCAACAACAACATGGGATGAGCAATCATTCTCTGCTGTAAGAGGATACCCTGCTGCTGTTGCTTTTCATGAAAACAGGTTGTGTTTTGGTGGTACGTTATCTGAACCTGATACAATATGGATGAGTAAGATTGGTAGCTTTTTTAACTTCGATGTGGGTGAAGCTGCTGATGATGATTCAATTAACTTGGTTGCTGCTACTGGTGATTCTCACGAAATTAGATATTTAATTTCTAACCGTGACTTGCAAGTCTTTACAGCTACTGGTGAGCTATATGTTCCTACTTACTTAAATCAAGCGATTACTCCGACTAACGCTCAGATAAGAATGCAAACACCATATGGTACTAGCTTTGTTACTCCTGCCTCTATAGATGGTGCTACTGTTTTTGTTCAAAAAAATGGCAAGAATGTTAGGGAGTATTTATATTCAGATTCAGAAGATGCCTATACAGCTTCTACTATATCTACATTAGCATCTCATCTTATAGATAATCCTAAGTACCTTACCGTTTCTCATGGCCTTTCTGACCTTCCTGATTCTTATGCAGCATTTACTTTAAGCAATGGTGACTTAGCTTTGTTTACATCTAATAGGGCTGAGAAAAAAGCAGCTTGGACTAGGGTGACTGTAAATGGAAGGTTTGGATCTGTTATTGCTATAGGCGATCAGCTTTATGCAAATGTTTATGATTCTGAAAACAAGCTGCAACTTTGTAACTTTTCTATGCCTAATTTAGATTTTGCTACAAGATATGTTTTTGCTTCTGCGTTAACAGTTGGCCCCTTATATACAAATGGAGATGTAGTAACAGTTAATGCTGTTGTTAGCAGTACTCTTGAAATTATAAACTTAGGTGATTTTACTGTTCAAGATGTTAGTGGAGTTGCAAATAGAATTGACTTATCGGCATATTCCTCTTCTGGATATAGCTTTATTCATGTAGGTAAAAAGTTTACAACACAATTAATAAGCAATCCAATAGATGCAAACATGGGCAATGGCCCTTCTACTGGAACCTCAAGGGGTATTACTAATATTATTGTTGATGTTAAGTCTACAGATTCAATGAAGGTAAACTCAAACGATGTTATTTCTTCAAGCTTT